GCAGCACCACATAATGTAAAATTAGTAGTACCTATTGATTCAATTACGTAAACTACACCTACGTTGAAGTTACCTGCGGTGACTATTGTACTAGCAGGATCTGCCCATACTGGAGCAGAGCTTACGTTGACTTGCTGACCGTTGCTATAAAAACGTATGTACTCGTGACCAAACTCTAAAATAAAAGTTGTGTTAGGACTATAGATAAACTTTTCAAGCCTTGTGGCATAATTGGTGATCGTTGTTACGCCACCTACAGTATTTGCATATGAACCAGATTTAGCAGCAGCAATAAACTGTGTGCCAGGTCTCCTAGTGACTGGTCCCTGTTTATAAGGGATCATATTCACCATCTGCCTAGATGCTGCTCTATATTTCTCTTGGTCAACTCGTGCGTCTAGCTTTGGGCTAAACTCACCACCAGCGAAACTAATTTGGCTGTCGATTGATTTAGCCATTGATAAAGTACCAGCGTGCTGCAACGAAGCGTGAAGAATTTACAGGAGTGAAACGTACAGGCAATCTTTCGCCTGCGTTCTTGGTCATAGCATGAGACAATGTTTGCTTATAAATAGCGAGCATTGCTTCTTCCATTCTACCGCCATCTTGACGTAATGGTGTAGCAATATTTGAAGCTAGTTTATAAGTAACACAATCTACGAAAAGTGGATCCCAACGTGTAGTATCTTGATTGTTTGATACGTACTTAATTGAGGTCTGTTGAGTATTTGTGAATATTAACTGACCGTTAATTTCATACTCATCTGAATCCATATTACCATAGGTTTCATCGTTTGATCCTTGGTTTACTGAATCAAGTAATATAAAGTCGCTAGGGAGAGCGAAAGCGTAAGGCCAACCACTAGGATAGCTGGATCCGTCTGGATACCCCCCGAACGCATTGTAGTCTGGGTAGTCCGCTTGGACGAGAGCACCTGTTGTAAGATCGTTAGTAAAATTACCTGTCGAAGTGTAAGCGTACTCAGTAGTGTAAATGGCGTTGCCATAAGATAAATAAACGTTGGCAGCGTATGATGTATAAGGTGCCCAAGGTATTGATGGAGGCGTTGGGGCAACCGATGGCAAAGGAATCTGTGGTACTTCATTTAGTACCGCAGTTGTTAATAAACAATTCCAACGAGTAGCACGAGCTACTGATTCAAATGCTATTTGAAAATTACTGTTACAAACAATCGCAGACGGATTGGTAAGATCGGTAAGTGATTGGATAGATTGTGCACCAATCTTTGCTAAAGCTAAGTTAGCAATATCCGTAGGTGATAATGTTGTAAACATAGAAAGTAAAAAGCCCGATAGTCACGTCGCCACAACGCAACTATCGGGCAGGTTTTAATTACGTCAAACCACTAACCCAATTAGTTGTTAGCAACTGAGCTGAAGCGGAACACGCTGATTGCACCAGCATTGATAGATGCTGCTGAAGCAACGAGTGCCTGTAACCAGCTATCTTCAGATACGAAGTAAGGAGCATATAGTGCTGTACCACCAGTTGTGGAAACATTGCCAGATGCTGCGTGTACGTCGATAGCAGTTGAATAGCGTTGGCTGTTAGCTATCCAGTGTGTGCTGTCTGAGTGAGGTGCTGTTGAACCACTGGTTGCTGCAATACAAGTATATGTTTGGTAAGCTGGAGTAGATGCTGAATCTAATACAACTGCACCAACTGCATATGATGTACCTGATACCCAAGTTGGAGCTTGAATAACGATATTTGTATTTGGCAGAACTTGTGGATTTACGATTGGAAGGTTTGAAGCCAAACCTTGATCGTTATCACCGATTGCTAAGGTCAAAGTCGTTGCAGGAGCGGTTGTACCGCTTGCTACGTGACCGTTAGGATCAATCATTGTACCACTTGGGATGATTGCAATGTTGATGAGATCTCCAGCAGCCTCAGAACCTGTCCACGTATAAGTGGCAATGATTTCTGGGAAGCCTTCGAGTAAAGGATTGTTTTGAACTCCTGGTTGAGGGGTCATCATTGTGAGACCGCTCTGACCTGGGAAGTTAACCCCTTGTTGTTGATTTGTTGCTACGTCTGTGTACCAGATAGCCATGTTAGTTATCTCCTATGTTAAGGGTTATACGGATTCGTCGCAATTTACTTGGACGACACCCTTTTCTTCTAAGCGAGTAGCATCCATTAAAAGTGCAGTACGCACTTGAATTGCATGGCTTTGCATTGGAAGAATATCGATGTGTGTACGTACATCTTCGCCGATGCCCATTAAGAGGAAGTCTTTTTGGTAAGCGACGCAGGTACGGATTGTTGTTGAACCAGCTTGGTAAGGAACCAACTGAGTACGAACGAAATGGAAGCCCATGAAGTCACGGATCATACCGTCACGTAGAGCACGCACATCGTTATAAAGTACGCTGTTAACTTGATCAACGTTAGTGATTAAGTTGTTTAATTGCTTTGCAGAATAAACAAATACACGACCCTCTTCTTTAACATCATTAGAATCCATAACGTAGGATGTCTGAGTTAATTTAGCGAGTTGCAGACCTGAGTTTGCAGAGCCTGATCCATAAGTAACACCAACTTGCTGTGAAGAAGGCAGCGTTGTAGCTGTTGTTCCTTGAGCACCAGTATAGTTTGTGCCTAATAGAGCATTGATAAGAATGATATCCTTCTGTCTGTTAGCAGCGATAGCGTGTTGCTTTGCTGTTGGAGACTGTGGGTCAGGGAGCTGACCAAGAAGGATATGATCGAAGTAGTCGATCCAAGTTGTTTTATCGTAAGGACGAGGACGTACCCAACGGAAAAACGTAGGAATGTCAGATGGTTCACTCTTTTGAGCACGAGCAGTGATCTGACGCAGAGCGTAAGATTGATCACCGATTTGATCGTATCTCTTTTGGTTACCATTTACATTGTCTGAAGTGTACATCCCTGCGAGACGGTGATCGACCTGTTGGGCCATGATTTCACGCCAAATGTCGTCGAACGCTGTCTCGTAATGGGGAGGTAGTGAGAATATTGCACCAGCCATGAGAGTATTATAATTGAGGTTTTGTACAGCGATATGCCGTACGGATTGTACGTTCGCTCCTCGGTTGTCCCAAATGGGATCGATCATCGAACACTATTGTTCGACAAATGATCGGGTCAGCTTTCGCTGGTTCTCCTCTGTTCGTCTTTGGGCATAAAAAAGCACCTGACGGTTAAGTCAAGTGCTTAGTCTATGAACTATAATGATATTATACTGCTGAAGCGGAACGTGCGGTTTCGTTCCAAGTTGCACCATCTGAAGTAAACTCTACTAGGATAGCTTTTGATGCTGTTCCTACTACTGTTCCTGTTGGACGGAAACCTGTCGAAAACGTAATTGTACGAGCACCAGAAGCATCGTTGTTAGTCTGAATAACTAAACGAGCACCAGCCTGTGGTACGTATGCTGCCGTTAAAGTAGCATTACCAACTGCTGAAGTCGTGTTAATTACAATAAAACGTGTGCTTTGTAAGTATGATGCTAGTTCGATTGAAGAAGCATAAGTAGGAGCAATACCAGTTCCTGATACGCCTGCTACGGTTACTCCAGAACCTGTGATCTGTGCTGTAAAGTCTGGATTTGGTGAAAATGCTGTATTTTGTGCCATGTTGTAAGTTGGGGGACGAGGGTTAACTTAGGAGATGTTCTGGTATTGTCAATGCCTCACCATCAATAACACCATTGATATCACGTAAGCGACCACAGATAAACATATTACCCTCATAAATAAATTTCTCACCCCATGATTCGGACACATGAATAATGCTTCCGACAGGTGCCATTTCTTTAGATAAGGGTCCAGATCCTACTACAACGCATCTAAAATGCGTTCTTAGTGCTTGTTGATAGTTTGGTGGAATGATCAGCAAGCCTTGTTTATTAGTTTCCTCAACTGGTCTGGCAATCAAGTTGTCCTTTAAAGGACGTGGTATTTTCATCTTCATTATCTCATTCCTCTCTTACCAGCTTCTTCCATAAGAGACTTGTAACGAGCCTTTGCCATAGCATTTTGAGGACTAGACGAATTGTAGAAGGCATCGTATAGAGGATTAGATTTGTTATGAGCAATATCACGAGCTTCAGCTAATGGGTTGTTGCCCATGCCAGCCTTAGCTTCACCAGATACAAACTTATCTTCCATTGTGGTCATAGCATGACGCATAGCCATTAAGAATACATTGCTGTTCTTCATTAATGTTTGATGCTCTGGATTCTGCATATCTAAACCTAAACGCATAGCACCACGCTCTGCTAATTCTTGTGCTTTGGTTAACGGAATATTCTCGTTACGCAGGGTTGCTTCTAAGTTTTTCTGCTGAGTAGCAAAAAAGTTCTTTTCGTATTCTGCTTGTGCTGCGACTTGCTTTTGTAGCTCTGCGGTTTGTAAAGCTACAAGATCTTTAAGCATCTGCGGTGATGCACTATATTTGTGAGCAATTTCTGCTGCACCCTTAGCTAGGGACTCATTCCAAAGTTCATTGGCTATGTTTTCTGGTTTTGTGATGCCATAGTCTTTGGGATCTTTAGGTACTCCGTTTATAGAATCGAGGAGTGCCTTGCGTTCCGCTACAACTTCAGGTGCAGCATTAGCTGGTAAAGGTGCTAGACCTTTTTTACCAGCAAGTGTTTGCTGATTAGCCATCACTGTTAATACATCATCAAACGTCTTTTGACGTGCTAATGTATTCTTAAGCGATGTGTGGTGTTCGGGTAAATTGTCTAATGCTTTATGGTTTAGTGTACCATCAGCATTAATAAAGCTCTTATAAAATGGTTCTTTAACAGCAGACGCAGTTGTCTGTGTTGCAGGTGCAGTTTGATTAAGAGCAGGTACGTTTGCTTCTACTGGCGTAGGAGCTAGATTCAGAGCAGGAGCAGATCCACCAGCAGGTGCATCGCCTGTGATTGAATCATACAAAGGCGTGCGTGGGATCATGTGGTTTTAGTTTTAACAGCTTTAACTTCTTTATCTATTTGTTCTGTTTCTTTTACTACTTCCAAATGCTCTTTTCTTTCTTCAAACATAGCTAACGCTAGTTTAAATGCCATAGCTGAACAGTCTTTGTAATCTTGTTCACGAGAAAAATCAAATTTCTCACGAAATGCTACCATAGCAGAAATTGCTGCTTTATCTTTAAAATCTTGATCGCTCATAGGTCATCGTCTCCATCTGTGATTGAATTGTTACCGACTATTTCGTCTTGCGTAAATACTATCGAACATTTGCGAGTACCAATTAATTGGTCATCTAATGTTACTACGTGCATCTCATAGTTGATTGCACCTGTGCTCCACGTCTTTGCACCTTGCTGAATCTTCTCAAGGTTGTTGTCGTCTGCCGTATTACGATCATCACGAATGATAGGAATGAGACGTTTTACAGTAGCTCTACGTGGTTCACCGTACTGATCTAGTAACACACCAAAACGTGCATAGAATTGTTGTGGCTTATATTTCAATTCCCACTTGTTAAATGCCTCATCATCTTCACCGAGCAACTTGTTACGTTTAGGTGGTGGTGGTGTATTAGCTTTAACTTCATCACGCTTCTGGCCTTTGATGCTAATTTCTTTAATCTTACGTTCAGAAACCTGACGACCATCTCCAATAGTACCAATCAATACTGAAATACGTTGACCGTGCTTTGCAGATATTTCTTTTGATTCATACTGTAGATGACCAGTTTCTTGGTCATACGTAGCAAGCAGGGTTTGTTTACCTCTGCGATTATTGACTATCTTACCGTCGTCCAAGAGTTCAAACTCTGGAGCTGCTGTAGCATCTGGCATATATTACCTTTTAGTTATGGGTTGTGGCTTTGGTTCTGTAACCTTTTGAGAAAGTTGTAACTGTCTTTCAATCACTCGGAGTATTGAAGATGCACCATCACGATGTGCTGCTGCTAATGCAATCTTGTATCCATCTGCTTCTGCAAACTGAAATACATTTCCGCTTTCACCTGCACATCTGCGTAGATGTTCTATAACATCATTCTGTGCCTGTGAGCGGTGTCCTTCGATACCAATAACCTGCAAGAAAGAATCTGCTATCCTTCCTTGCTCGATTTTGGTTTGTGCTAGTGGGTCTGTCTTATCAAGTGTGGCTTTTGACATTATTGGGTTTATTGCTGCATGGCGTTCTTAGCAGCATCTTGTACAAAATCAGGTGAGCCACCTAATCCCTTACCAGCTTTACCAAGTTGTTCAGCAGCTTGGAGAGCTTGTTGTTGCTGTTGTAACTTCATGCGTTGTTGACGTATTGCTGCAACGGAACGTTCATCTCGGAATAAATCAGCGTTCATTCCTGAGTTCATGGCGTAGTTCCGCATCATCTTATCTAAATCAAAGTTGTCTGCCACTTCTGGCTTGAATTGCATAATAGGCTGTAAGAACTGTACTGCTTGTTCAGTACCACGATTCTGTAATGCCTTTAATGCAAGACTGATTCTGCTTGTAATTGTGATTTCAGGTAAGGCTAAACCTTTTGTATTAACACCAGATTGTACAAGTAATGACTCTGGAGCCTGACCAAACTTACCCTGACGATATAAAATACCAAATACTCTGCGTAGTAATGGGTTTAAAAATTCTGTTACACGGCGGTCAAATACTGGTGTGAACTGTTCTAGTTTTTCTGCAAGACGCTGCGAGATTTCATAGGCAGTCATCTTCTTATCAATAAGAGGATCTGAACCTAGCATCTTAAACATAGGAACGAAGAACGCTTCGTTAATCATTTCCTTCTTATTAGCGATTAACTCCATGCCCATCTTGTAATCGCCTATTGTAGCCCATTCTGCTGGTTTACCATTGGGTTCGTTGATATCCCAAGTAGTAACACCGCCTGCACGTAAATCAACGTCACCATCAAGGTTTGAAGGCACTAGAATACGTGGGTATGCTTTTAGTTCTGCTAAAGCATCTGTGTATTGTGTGATGTAATTGATCTGACGTACATCTGGTAGTGCTAAGTAAGCAGGTGAATATCCCCAAGGACTATCAGTACCCCACTTTGAGAAACGGCTTACAAGGTAAGGCATTTCATCATAGCCACCAACACTAACGCACTGACTAAAATCCATTGAGATGTAAACAGATGCTATTGGTTTATTAGCTCCGTCTTGTCTCTCAGGTAAGCGTGATGAATCTTCACGAGGGAATACTGCGTGTACAAACTTAAAGTCACGATCCATTCCCTTACCGCCTTTGACTGCTTGCTGCATCTTTTCAGGCAGATTCTCCTCACCAAACATTTGTATAGCTTGGCGACCTGTTAATTTAAATTCACGGCGTACTGTATCAACAATACCTTCATCGTTTTCTTCGATGGTGTATGTTCCTACTTTTGTATTACGAAAATTTAGTGAACTTGTTTTACCTTCTTCACAGAAAATACAATCAGTACCAAATATGCCTACGTGCAAGTAACCAATGTTTACAACGGAATAGAAGTTAGAACGAGCTAACTCCTGCATGGTAATATCACTAGCACGACCTAACCAAATAGCAGCATCGTCACCTTCCTGACGCATTGGCATCGGTGGCTCAAATTGTGCCCAAGGTTCACTTGATGGTGTTAGCCAATTACGCTGACCAGCAGCCATTGTTTGTGCTGCTAGGATTGCGGTCGTATCAAAAATGCGGTCGGTCCAGCCTGTTACACCTTCAGTCTTAGTAACGTTGATGTCCGACTCTTGTGGTAAAAAGTATTGAGAGATCGTTTGCCAATCAGAATCGAATATAGCTGAACGTTTAGAACGTCCAGATTCGTACTTGTTTAGCTGCTCCTTGGCTAGTAGATCTGTTGCCATGTGTTATCCGAGCTTTGGGGTAGTAGCGGTTGGGGCAGCTCCAGCACCTGGCATACCTTTGTAACCGCCAGTATCACCAGCGAATACCGTTTTCTTGATAGATTTCTTCATCAAGTTCTGTTGTGCCACATCTTGTTGTGCCTGTATAACCTCTGCTGATGATGTAGTCACAGGTGGTGCAGCTACTGGTGTTGGTGCTGCTTGTATTGCTGCTGCTGGTGATCCTCCGCCCATGGTATTAATTGGTTAAAAATTGTGCTAAACGCTGTAAATCTTCTGTTTTATAGAATCTTAGCTCCCTTTTATTGTCAATAATGCGTTCAAAAGCTATCCAAGGAAGTGGAAATGGCATTGAATTGAAGGCTTTTGTGATGTTTCCAGCCATTGCAAAGATGTACCAACAGTCAGAATCTTGTGAATCAAATACGTGTTCACAGTCCGCAACTTCGTTTGGCGGTGCTAAACGACGGCAATTCTTGCCCATAATGAAGTATTCTGGGGTATTAAACACGAATCCGTTACGTAAATGCCACTCAACATAGTCACCAAACGGTGCTTCCTGTGGTACATCAATGTACTTTTGTACTATTGTTTGGTAAGGACTCATGGAAAATAAGTTGGTGTAGCTACTTTAGTTGGCAATGTTCCTGTTGATCCACCTTGAAGATAAATGTTACCCCCGCCACCAACATAGGAACTAGAAGTTAATGCTGAATTAAGATTTTGTGTAGGAGATGTTAATCCGCACACAAGACAGTTACTCATAGAGAATACATTGATTGTACCATCTAGTGTTATGCCATAAGTCGTGGCATTGCCGTTATTATAAAAATCTGATACCACACCTAAGTAGCAACCTGTAATAGTAAGACCATCGCAATAAGGTACACTGCCATTTGAATATGCGTATATAGCTACACTGTTACTAGACTTGCTTGCATTGGTACCTTGGCAATTACTTATCTGCACACCTGGAGTTTTCTCTATCCATATCATGCCTTTGCCATTGGTGAGACCGTTACTAGCATTAGAAGCAAACGTGCAGTTAGATATACTCCAACGAAACGTAGTATTGTCATTAGCGTTAGGTCCACCTCCTCCTAAGAATATACCAACAATACCGCTATCAAAGTAACAATTATTTACTAGCCAACCTTGTATTGTTTGTCCTGCGGTAGTTGTAGCACGACCATTAGCATATATAGCAGTGGTCATGGAATATGGTGCACCTGTACTTGTATTACTAAATAAACAATTAGTAATGATTGATTCATTAACTGGACCAAGATTGTTATCTATTAATAAACCACAAGGCATAGTTAAAACTGTACCTGTAGTTGTTACTGTACCAGTTGCTGTACACGTTGCCGTAATTACAAGACCTGAGATGTTTGTTATACGCCAATAGCCATTATATGCGGTTGGTGTAAAACCATAGAGTATTATGTATTCGTTCTTATTAAAATAATTTGTAGAGCCTGATGGTAATGTAACCGTAATAGATGTACCGCTTCCTGTAACTGTGCAGCCTGAATAATTACCAAGACTGCCTGTACCACCTATATTACAGTTGGATATAAAGCTACTATTGCTGGTTTGTAACCATACTGGTGGTGTACCTTGTGCGTAAGTGCCAGAACCATTGGGGCTATAAAAAAAGCAATTACTTAAAACTAATGCACATACTGCGTGTAAACAACAACCCATAGCTGTTCTACCAGAACCGCCTGTATTTACATACAAATTGTTTCCTATTAAATTACCGCCGTAAATATAAAAGCTATCATATTGTACAAACGTATATACATTGACTAACCATAAATTAGTTACGCCATACGATACAAAGATAGGACTATTGGCTACTCTATTGCCATCTGCATAAAATCCTAAATCTAAAACGGCTGCATCTGGTTTATTACTATCTCCAGAAACATTCCATTTAACAAAAATAGCAGATGTACTAGCAGAAGAATGGTAAGTAATTGTACTTGCTTGTGGACCGTCACCTTTAAATACAAGTTTAAACGAAGCACTAGATGCATTTGTGCTAGGTACTGTTAAACCTGTAACGCAATATGTGCCTGATGGAAAATACACACAAGCACCCAAGAAAGCTGTAGAAGCATTAGCTGCTGCATTTATAGCGTTTTGTATAGCAGTAGTATCATTAGTGCTGCCGTCTCCTAAAGCACCATAATCTTTTACGTTATAGCTAGGACCATTTACCCAAGCTGGTGCTGCGGATGCTGAACCTGTTCCTGTCTGTGCATGATATTGTCTGCGTGTAGTTGTATTACCAGCCAAGCGTGCAGGTGTACCACTTGTAGATCCATAAATTGTATCACCCAATGTTGTCATTGGATTGGTCATGCCAGCAGATATTGTGGCACTACTTAACGAAGTTACTCTGCCTTTAGCGTCTATTGTAACAACTGGCGTTGTCGTACTATTACCTATTGGACCTGTAGCGGAAGTAATCGCTGCTAAAG